AAAGAATATTCATAAAGTAGCTAAAGACTTTAACAAGGCATATGTACTTGTTGAAATTAATGATAACGGACAGCAAGTAGCAGACTCATTATACATGGATCTTGAATATGAAAATATGTTCTTTGTTGGAGCACATTCAAGATCAGGGCAGTATTTGTCATCAGGTTATACACAAGGAGCGACTCTCGGTGTTAGAACTACTAAATTAGTTAAACGCCTTGGATGCACTGCATTTAAAGGATTAGTTGAAAATAATAAGTTATTGATACATGATGCAGAAATTATTTCTGAAATATCTACATTCATTGAAGTAAGAGGAACGCATAAAGCAGATGAAGGATATCATGATGATTTAGTAATGACACTAGTATTATTGGGGTGGGCAGCAAATGATCCGTACTTTAAAGAATTGACAGATAGTAATTTACGAAAAGTATTATTCGAGGACCAAGCTAAAATTATTGAGGAAGAACTTACACCATTTGGTATTATAGATAATGGGATATCTCCCGATATTCAAACAGAAGTTATTGATTCAGATATTTGGTTTAGAGAAGATCCTCAAGTACTCATGGAAAAAATTAGAAGAAAACAGCTTGAAAATGTCTAGATGCGATATTTTATAAATAAATAGTAAATTAGAATGAATATTCTATAAAATAAGGAGAAGAACATGGCATTTCAGCTTTCACCAGGAGTACTAGTTACTGAAAAGGACTTTACAAATATAGTCCCAGCAGTATCTACTTCTGCTGGCGCATTTGCTGGCGCATTTCAATGGGGCCCTGTAGAAAAAGTTACTACTGTTGAATCTGAAAACAGACTGGTTGAGTTATTTGGTAAACCAAATGATACAACTGCTACATCATTCTTCACTGCTGCGAATTTTTTGTCATATGGTAATAATCTACAAGTTGTTAGAGCTGCTAATTCTATTTCAAGAAATGCCGTAGCAAACGTGTCTGGTTATCCTTTGACCGATTTGGGTAACGTATTGGGTAATGATGATGCAATCATTACTACTAGTGTTTTAACAATTAAAAATTCAGATGTTTATGACGCATCGTATTCATCCGGCGTTACTGCAGTACAGGGCAACGTATTATTTGCTGCTAAATTCCCAGGAACACTTGGTAATTCTCTAAAGGTAAGTATGGCGGATGCTAATACTTATAGCACATGGGAATACAGCGGAGAGTTCGATAGCAAGCCAGGTACTTCCACAACTGCTAGCGCATATAATGCTAATGCGTATGACGAAATGCATGTTATCATTATTGATGAAGATGGATTGTTTAGTGGCACGAAAGCCACAGTATTAGAAAAATTTGCATTTGTATCTAAAGCAAGTGATGCTAAGAAATCAGATGGTACTAATTTGTTTTACAAAGATGTTATCAATCAAAGTTCTAAGTATATTTGGTGGGGCAGCCATCATCCATTGATGACAAATGCAGGTGCCTCTGTTACAGCAGGTACAACTAATTCTTATTATGGAAATCTTGCATCAAATATAACAGTATCACTATCAGGTGGTTCTGTACCATCATTATCAAATGCTGATCTAAATAATTCTTGGAGTTTATTTGCTAATGATGAAGAAATAGATATTAGCTTGATTCCTACAGGTAGTGTTAATTCAACAGTTGCAGAACATATTAGAAGCGCAGTTGTAGAAGTTAGAAAAGATTGCGTAATGTTCGTATCTCCAGAATTGGCTGATGTTGTTGGAGTAACAGATACAGGTACTGCCGTTACTAATGCAGTGGATCATAGAAACACTAATTTGAACTTTAATACATCTTATGCAGTTATGGATTCAGGTTGGAAGTATCAGTACGATAGATATAATGATGTATATCGTTGGATTCCTTTAAATGGCGATACGGCAGGTTTATGTGCAAGAACAGACTTTACAAATGATCCTTGGTTCTCACCTGCTGGTTTCAATAGAGGTGTAATCAAGAACGTTGTTAAATTAGCTTATTCTCCAACCAAAGCACAGAGAGATACATTGTATAAGGCAGGTGTGAATCCTGTAGTATCTTTCCCAGGCCAAGGCACAGTTTTGTTTGGTGACAAAACAATGTTAGCCAAGCCTAGCGCATTTGATAGAATAAACGTTCGCAGATTGTTTATTGTTCTTGAAAAAGCTATTGCAACTGCAGCAAAGTTCCAGTTGTTTGAATTCAATGATGCATTCACAAGAGCGCAATTTAGAAATTTAGTTGAACCATTCTTAAGAGATGTGCAAGGTCGTAGAGGCATTACAGACTTCAAGGTAGTATGTGACGAAACTAATAATACAGGAGAAGTCATTGATCGTAACGAGTTTGTTGCTGATATTTACATTAAACCTGCTCGTTCAATCAATTTTATTTCCCTAAACTTTATAGCTACCAGAACTGGTATTAGCTTTGAAGAAGTTGGCGCATAATAGGAGAAATAAATGTCAGTGTTTAACATCGAAGGATTTAGATCAGCTCTTACCGCAGGTGGGGCTAGACCTAATCAGTTTCAGGTAATTTTAAATTATCCGTCTTATGTTGGGGCAAGAGATCCTAGAGCCAGTTCATTCTTAGTAACTACTGCAGAATTGCCTGGATCAAGTGTACCTCCAGCAACTGTATTTTACAGAGGTCGTCAAATACATTTTGCAGGCGATCGAGTATATGCTCCTTGGTCAGTCACAGTATTAAATGACGCAGATCTTGTTATAAGAACAGCATTAGAACAGTGGATGAATGGTATGGATGCTCTTCAGAATAAGAGAGGAGTTACTATTCCAACAAGTTATATTGCGGACCTAACGGTTCAGCAATTGGATAGAAACGGTATTGTATCGAAAACATATATTTTGAGAGAGGCATTCCCAACAGAAATCGGTCCTGTAGCTTTAGATTTTTCTGCTAATGACCAGATTTCTAATTTCCAAGTTTCGTTTATGTATCAGTATTTCGTTACAAATAACGTCCCTGCTCAAGGCATAGTTTAATTAAAGAAAATATATTATGGCGCTTACATTATTTGGTTATACATTAAGCAAAAAGGAGGATCCACAACCCTCCTTTATTGCACCTTCGAACGATGATGGAGCAGCTTCGTCAACAACTGCTGGATACTTCGGCACATTTGTTGATATGGATGCTACATCAAAATCCGAAGCAGAATTGATTACAAGATATCGTGAAGCATCTATGTATTCAGATTGCTCTACAGCAATTGATGAGATTGTTACAGAAGCAATTGCAGCAGTAGATGATGAACCTCCTGTTGATATTGTTTTAGATGATGTAGATCTTCCAGAAGACCTTAAGGATTTGGTGGTAGATGAATTTGATAATATACTAAAACTATTAGAATTCAACTCTAAAGCATATGATATTTTTAGACGTTGGTATATTGACGGTAGAATTTATTATCAAAAGGTAGTAGATTTACAGAATCCAAGACGAGGTATACTTGAAGTAAGAAATATTGACCCTCGTAAAATTAAAAAGATTAGAGACACCAAAAAAGAAAAATTAAAGAATGGTGTTGAAGTAATTAAAAGTATAGAAGAATACTTTTTATATAATGATAAAGGATTACTTCAAACTAATACCTTTATGAGTACTACAACAACGAATCAAGCAATTAAAATTGCTGTTGATTCTGTTACATATGTTCCATCTGGTTTAATGGATTTAGAAAAGAATGTAGTTTTAAGTTATTTACATAAGGCAATCAAGCCTGTTAATCAACTTAAAATGATGGAAGATGCTTTGGTAATATATCGTATATCCAGAGCACCAGAAAGAAGAATTTTTTATATTGATGTAGGTAATTTACCTAAGATCAAAGCTGAACAATATTTAAAAGATATTATGACTAAGTTTAGAAATAAACTTACTTATGATTCAGCAACAGGTGAGATCAGAGATGATCGTAAATTTATGTCAATGCTCGAAGATTTTTGGTTGCCAAGACGTGAGGGCGGTAGAGGTACAGAGATATCTACTTTACCTGGCGGAGAAAATTTAGGTCAGATTGAAGATATTAATTATTTTCAGAATAAATTATATCAAGCTTTAAATGTTCCTTTGTCTAGAATGCAGCAACAATCCGGAGGATTTAACTTCGGTAGAGAAGCTGAAATTTCAAGAGACGAATTAAAATTTGCTAAGTTTGTAGGAAGACTTCGTAAAAAGTTTTCTGAGTTATTTAATGATATGTTAAAGACTCAGTTAATTTTAAAAGGTGTTATCACTTCTGCAGATTGGGATAGTTTTAAAGATAAGATTAATTATAGATTCGCTCAGGATCAGCGCTTTTCAGAATTGAAAGATGCTGATGAAATGAGAAACAGAGTTGATTTGCTAAATCAAATGCAACCATATGTTGGTATGTATTTTAGTAAAGAATATATCATGAAGCGTGTACTCAGAATGAGTGATAAAGATATTGAAAATATGACTAATCAGATTCAAGGCGAAGGTCCTCCAACTAATGCTCACGGAGAGCCAATAAATATTGGAGACCCTACAGATAATCAGGAGCAACAATGAACGAATATAGTGAAGTAATTAAAAGTATGGTTGATAATATACTTAGCGGAAACAATGTAGAAGCACAGGATACAATGAATACTTTATTAGCAAATAAAGTTACTGATGCTTTAACAGATAGAAAGAAAGAGATCGCAACCAACCTTTATAACAGAGAAGAAGAATGAAAAATTACTTTACAATACTAGAAGCCATGCGCGACAGAAAGATGTCTGCAGCGCAGATGAAGAAGCGTGAAAAGTATGTTAAGTCTATGAAGAAAGCTAATTGGGAAAAAAGATACCCAGGCAGAGGCAAAGAAGTTATGTATGCCACTGCTACTAAAATGGCTATGAGAGAAGACTTATACTTTGATACTGAAATTGAATCTGATGTATATGGTAAAGGTATTGTAACCGTAGAAGATTTTGATGCTACAGACGATGGACAGGTAGCAGTTTACTCAGTAAAATTCGATCATGGTGTAGAAGAAATTTTTGCTGAAGATATTGCTATTATGATAGAAAAGAAATTACATCCAAATCAACAAGTATTAGATGTACATGAGCCAGAGAAAGATGAGCTAACAGCTATGGACTTTAAAAAGCTGAGAGCAATGAAAAAGAAAGGAAAGTGATAAATGCCTATCACTAAAACAGTTCTTAAAAAAGTAAGACAACAAGCTATAGTAAAGCTTGTTGGTGATGGTACAGCTACTATTGATATTAATGCAGATTTAAAGTTAGCAGATGAAACATTTAAAGGTTATGCGAATGCTAATGTTAATATCAATTCTATAGTATGGTCTGTACCAGATACCGCACCTACTTTAATCCAAAGAAATAGTTCTAATGTCTTAATTTTGGTAGGTAATGATAATTGGTCTTTTACACAAATGTTAGGGTTTTCCGATTCTTCAAATAATACAGCGAATATTTCTGTAACTATTCCCGGGTCAGGTGGAACAGTTATTTTAGGATTAACGAAGGCAGAAGGTTTTACCCCACCTAACGATCAATTTGCTATAATAAGATAAAAAAATGAAACTTATTAAAGAAATCACACAAGAAGTAGAATATATTACCGAGTCATTAGACAATGGTAAAAAGAGTACCTTCATTAAAGGTATCTTTATGCAAGCAGAACAGGCTAATAGAAACAATCGAATCTATCAAAAACCTGTTCTTGAAAAAGAGGTTGAAAGATACCAAGCACTTATTAAAGAGCGTAGAGCTTTAGGGGAATTAGGACATCCTCCTAATCCAACAATAAATTTAAATCAAGTATCACACCTTATTACTGGTCTTAGCTGGGATGGTAATAATGTAATAGGTGAGGCAAAAATCTTAGATACACCAATGGGCAAGATAGCTAAGAATTTTATAGAAGAAGGTGTAAAGCTAGGGGTATCATCGAGAGGTGTTGGCTCCTTAACACAAGGTAAAGACGGTATAAGTATTGTCCAACCTGACTTTCATCTTGCTACAGTAGACATTGTAGCAGATCCTTCAGCACCTGATGCTTTTGTTGAAGGCATTATGGAAGGAGCAGAGTGGATTTGTGAGAATGGTGTTTGGAAAACAGTTCAAGTAGAACAAGCCAAACAATATATTAAAGGTGCAACAAAGAAAGAATTAGCTGCTAAGAAGCTTAAAGTCTTTGAAGCATTTTTAGGAACCATAAAATAACTAGTTTTATAAATATTAAAGTTAGATAACATAGGAGATGTAGGATGTCAGTCGAACAAAAGATTAAGGAATTGCTAGCACGTGTTAGCGCTTCTGCTACTGACGCCGAGACTCTATCAGAAGAAGGTGCTGTTCCAATGGGTGCCACTTCTGTAGCTAAGGATAATAGCATCAAACCAGCCGTGTCAGGCGATGCTAAAATGCCAAAGCAGGGCTCGTCAGAAGATGCTAGTGCAGATGAAAGAGATGAAAATGAACCTAATCAGGGGGCTAAAGCTGCTATGACAGTTAAGCCTAATACTATTCAGAACGTATCTGCACCTGGAGCAACACCTAATTTCACAACTGTTGGTGATATGACTAGTGCAGTCAATCAACCAAATTCTAAGGGCAATGTTCCAATGTCCGAAGAATCTGAGGAAGAGGAAGAAGAAGTCGCACCAATGGATGTTAAAGCAGAGCTTTCAGCAATCTTTGGCGACGATCTTTCTGAAGAATTTGCAGAAAAAGCATCAGCAATTTTCGAAGCAGCAGTTATTGCTCGTGTAAATAGCGAGATGGAAACTATTGTTTCTCAGCTTGAGGAACAAAAAGCTGTAGAGCTTGCTGAAGCAAAAGAAGAATTAGTTGAGAAAATTGATTCATTCTTAAATTACGTTGTAGAGCAGTGGATGACCGAGAACGAAATAGCAATCGAGAAAGGTCTTCGTACTGAAATCGCAGAAGAATTTATTACTGGTCTAAAGGGATTGTTCAAAGAGCATTACATTGAAGTTCCAGAAGATAAGTATGATGTAATGGATGAACTACAATCCAAAGCTGATGATCTAGAAGCTAAGTTGAATGATTCTATCTCTGAGCAATTAGAGTTAGCAAAACAACTATCTGATCTTAAGCGTGCACAAGTTTTAGAAAGTGCTTCAAAAGATTTAGCCGCTACCGAAGCTGCTAAGTTGAAGAAACTTCTAGAAGGTGTTGATTTCGAGAGTGAGGATTTATTTAGCCAGAAGGTAACAGTAATTAAGGAAAATTATTTCCCTAAGAATGCCCCTTCAGCAACACCTACTCAAGTACAGACACTTGTTGAAGATGCAAGCAGTGCCCCAGCAACATTCGAGGACAATGGTATTGTTTCAATGTATGCCAACGCATTATCTCGCACTGTCAAGAAAAATAAATAATATATCAGTCCTTTAAGGAGATTTAAATGTTTTTATCAGAACAACTTCAGAAGAAATGGGAAGCCGTCCTAGACCACCCAGATCTTCCTGAAATTAAGGAAAATTATAAGAAGCAAGTTACTGCAGTTCTTCTAGAGAATCAAGAGAAATCTCTTCGTGAAGAGCGTATGGGCTTGTTTGAGGCAGCACCAGCTAACGCTATTCAAGCTAATAGCGGTTCTTCAGCAATCCAGACATATGACCCAATTCTTATTGGTCTAGTTCGTCGTGCTATGCCTAACCTAATGGCATATGACATTTGTGGCGTTCAGCCAATGACAGGTCCTACAGGTTTGATCTTTGCAATGCGCTCATTATACGGTACAGAGCGTGCTAATACCTCTACCCGTGTTGAAGCTCTTTTCGACGAAGCAGATACAGATTTTTCAGGTACAGGTACACATAGCGGTACTAATGCTGCTAATCTAATTTCGTCTGGCACATATACTACAGGTGCAGGTAATACTACAGCATCTGCAGAATCTATTGGTGCTGGTGGTTCAGGTGATGCAGTATTTAATGAAATGTCTTTCAGCATTGACAAAGTTACAGTCACTGCTAAGAGCCGTGCATTAAAAGCTGAGTACACAGTTGAACTTGCTCAAGACTTGAAAGCAATTCATGGTCTTGATGCAGAGGCAGAGCTTTCAAATATTCTTTCACAAGAATTTATGTTTGAGATCAACCGTGAAGTTGTTCGTACAATTTACAAGGTTGCTAAGCTTGGTTCCCCAGCAACAGCTACAGCAGGTACATTTGACCTAGACGTTGATTCAAATGGACGTTGGTCTGTTGAGCGCTTCAAGGGTCTATTGTTCAACATGGAGCGTGATGCTAATCACATTGCTCAAGATACACGTCGTGGTAAAGGTAACTTCATTGTTTGCTCTGCAGACGTTGCAAGTGCTTTAGCTATGTCTGGTGTTCTTGACTATACTCCTGCTCTTTCAACAGGTCTTAATGTTGACGACACAGGCAACACTTTCGCAGGTGTTCTAAATGGTCGTTATCGTGTTTACATTGATCCATATACATCTAACCTAGGTGCATCAGATCAGTTCTATATGGTAGGTTATAAGGGTTCAAGCCCATATGACGCAGGTATTTTCTACTGCCCATATATTCCTCTACAAATGGTTCGTGCGATCGATCCTAACAGCTTCCAGCCAAAGATTGGCTTTAAGACACGTTATGGAATGGTAGCTAACCCATTCGTGTCAACAACAGCTGGCACAACGACTCAAGATGGTTCTACATTTACTGCTAATCGTAACCAGTACTATCGTAAGTCCCGTGTATTGAATCTTATGTAATATTGAGCCGACGCAGATCGGACTTAAAGGGGGAGTAAAATCCCCCTTTTTTTATCTTATAAATATATGTGTTAGGAGATAGCATGTATACAGCAAATGTAGAAATTATCAAATCATCATATGAGGATAGCCGTCCGACAACATATGATTATCTGAGACCAAATGCTTTTAGGTTCACGGTAAAAGATTTACCACATATTTCCTATACTTGCCAATCTGCTAATCTACCAGCAATACAATTAGGGTTTGCACAACAACCTACTCCTTTTGTAGATTTACCTGTTATAGGCGATAAGATAAATTTTGGAGAATTTGTAATTAGATTTTTAATATCTGAAGATATGTCTAATTATTTGGAATTATACTATTGGTTAATAGCATTAGGGTTTCCAAAAAATTATGCTCAATATTCAGAATTTGTCGCCAAAAGACAAAACCGTTTTCCATTTTTTGTGACTAAAACTGATTCGTTGGGTAGGGTAAATAGTAAAAATACTGATCGTTTGGCATACTCAGACGCAACTTTAACTATTTTAGACTCGACAAACAATCCAAAAACAAATATAATATTTTATGATATATTTCCGACATCTGTTGAAGCTTTGGATTTTGATATAACTTCCTCCGTAGTTCCATATTTTGTTGGTATTGCATCATTCAAATATAAATTGTTTGAAATAGAAACACTTTAACATACTTTGAGGTGACCATGGCAAAAAAAGATAAAGTACCTAAATCAATACCTACCGTTCTACCACCTGTTCCTCCTTCAGTTCAAGAGAATGCCCCGCAACAAGGGCAATTACAAATCAATTTAGATGAAATGCGACAAAGTAAATTCTTTATCGCAACTCCTTGTTATGGTGGAGCATTGACCGAACCATATTTTAGATCAGTAGTAAAAATGATGACATTTTTTAATGGTCATCGAATTCCTCTTGCATTTGGAACTATTGCTAATGAATCATTAGTTACTCGTGCTCGTAACGTTCTTCTTGCATATTTTCTCGCATCTGATTATACTCATTTAATGTTTATTGATGCTGATATTGAATTTAATATCGAAGATATTCTAAAGCTTTATGCACATAACAAAGATGTATGTGTCGGCGCATATCCTAAGAAAGGCGTTAATTGGCAGCGTATTAAAGAAAGTATTATAAAAGACCCAACCGCGGAAAAGAGTGATAAAGATATTGCAGCAATGGGGTCAGACTATGCGATCAATTTCAAATTTTTAAATAGAGATACTAAGACTATTGCTGTAGAAAATGGAGTTATTCGTTTACATGATGCTGGTACAGGGTTTATGATGATTAAACGTGAAGCAGTTCTTAAACTAATACAAGCATACCCAGAGATAAAGTATAACATTT